CCCGAGGACTTTTCGTTCCGGCAGACCAAGGTCAGTTCGGTGACGACCTGACGCTTTTCGTTGTCGCCGGTCTTGGCCAGCTCTTCGTTCTTGGTCGCACGCAGAACGCCAACGGCCCACATGTCGTCCTGCATGATGAACACGTCCCGAGCGCGGTTTTCGCGGGTCGGTTTGAATTCAACAGTACCCCACGGGGTGACGTAGACGGACATGTGCTTGATGACCTTCTCGGCTTCAGCAGTGATGTTCGAACGCTGGTTGTTGTTACCAGTGAAGCCCAAAGCGAGGTTCATCTGGAACGCCGACAGGTACACGCTGTCCGGCTTGCCGCCTGCAACCCAGATCGCCTGCATAACAGCGTCGAACTTGGTTTGCGAGAATGCAGTCGGGGTGCCGTCGTCGGTGCGGGCGTTCGAGCCGTCGCCGGTCGGGTCAGCACCCGAAGAACCGGATTGGAAGTTGGTGTTGGTGGTCAGCCAAGAAGGAACGCCAGCCATGCGGCGTGCGGTCGAGCTGTCACCAGCAACTTTTGCTTGGTTAGCAAACATTGCCTTTTCGATGTCCAGCTTCTGCTCCTTGGCAATCTTCAGAACCTGATAGGCCATTTCGCGTGCGCGACCGGCTTTGTTGAGGCCCTGATCGGTGCCGGGGATCACAACGCTGTTCTTGAAGATTTGCGTGCGGTTGTTCAAGCGAACAGTGGCCGAACGGGCTTCAGCGATGGTGTCGTCGCCTTCGATGTGAGCATTGTCGCCCGACGAACGCAGCGCGTCGGTCTGCCACTCGTGCAGCGTGTTGGACGCTTTTGCCTTAGCGCAAGCGGTGTAAAAGGGGGTTTCTTCCGGCGAAATATCGTAGATCACGTCGGAAAGGTCTTCGCGGATGCCCTTTACGTCATACGAGTCAAGGGTGTTGGTTGGCTGTGCCATGATGTCGTCCTTTCAGGGTTTAACGGAAAAGAAGATCAATAAAAGCCTCGGGCTTCCCTGATCTCTTTGCGGCCTTCATCTGTCGATCACGAACGATTTTCTCAGGTGCAGGCTTACGCGGCATCGGCTTTACGTTGCGCGGGGGTTCGGGCTTTTTAGCCTGTCCCTTTACCGCTGAAAGCTGATTGTAGCGATAAGCGTCATACAAGACTTGCACTAGGCGAGCATCGACTGTGCTTGCCACTTCTTCAGCCGAAAGCCCATATTTCGAAGCAAAGCCAACGAGGTTCGCCTTGAGTGCAGCCGCCTTTTCAGGGTTGGCAAACTCAGGGATGGCCTCAGTCAAACGGCGGGCCTGCTCTTGCAGTTCCACTTGACGAGCCTGCTCTTGAAGCGCCGACTGACGCTGCGACTGCTCGTAAAGTTGCCGTTGCTGCGCCTGAAACTCTTGCGCCTTGATTTCGTATTTCGCCTTCTCCTGCATGTATCCGATTGGATCACTGTCCAGCATTCGAATATCAGGAGCCTGCGGGGCCTTCATAATCCCTTGCTGTTGCACATTTTCCAACGTCGCAAGAAACTGCTGTCGCTCGTTTTGAAGGGTGTAGTAGAGGTTTTCAGCTTCCTTACGGACAGCGGCGGCCTCCTGCATTCCCTTCTGGATGTAGGCATTTCCCGAATAGGACCGCTTTAGCTCATCAAGGGTGACCTGCGTTTCCTTGCCGTCAACTTTGACAGAAAAGGTCGTTGGCGTCTCTTGAGCGTCGGTTTCTTCGCCTTCCTCATCCTCATCATCCTCGGTGTCAGGCTCTTCGCCGTCGTCCTCGGAATTGTCTGCGGCATCGGCCTCTTGGCCTTCATCATCCGCTTCAGTTTCGTCCTCGACATCTTCCTCTGCCGCCGTTTCGGGTTGGGCTTTCGGTTCGTCGTTCATAGGAGCAAGCAGGCTATCAACAGCCGCTTCGAGTGTATCAGTCGTTTGCACGGTCCCGATCCTGTTTTGCCTCAACGGCCTCGGCGTCTAGTCGCGCTTGGAGAGCGTCGAGAATGAGTTGAACGGCGCGCACATGTTCGTGTGCCGCCGCGACCCTGTTTATATCACAGGTCGCGTCTAAAAACACCCCCACTGCATCATTGCGAATTTCGCCGATCACGGCTTGGAAAACGTGATCGGCGAGGAGGGTTTTGGCTTCAGAAGCCCGCTGTTTGATTAGGGACAAATGGCATCCTCGGCATTTGCTGTTCACGCTTGATAGCATTCAGATCAAGCTGAACGCCGGTTTTAGCAAGAAGTTCGGCAGCCTTCAACGCAAGGTCTTGGGCCATCTGGTCCCGCTTCAGGTCATCTTCCATTTGCAGGCGCTGTGCGTCAAGCTGCGTCTTGGCCATGTCAGCCTGCACGCGGGCCGACATCTTCATCTGCTCGGCCTGCAAGAACGCCTGATTGGGGTCAGACGGCTGCTGCTGAGACGGGTCACCCTGCGCGGCCTGTGCAGCCTGCATCATCAGCATTTGCTCAGTCTGCGGGTTCATCGGGTTGTAATAGCGGTCGGCATTGTGAATGCCTGCCATGCCCAAGATGTCAGCCAGCGTGTTGCGGATGCCCGTCATCGTGACGATGCCGTTGGTCGGCCCGTAGGCTTGCCAGATTTGCATCTGCGTCTGCATGGTCATTTGCAGGGCAGCGATCCGATCCTCGCGGCGATTGTTGCCCAAGCCGACGTTAGTGACCAAATCCAGATCGTTGGTCCATGAACGCGGATCGACCGGGACAAACTGGCCGTCAAGCCGCATCATCTCGTTGGGGTTCGGATTGGCGCGTGCGATCTGGGAGATCAGGCGGAACATCTGCCGCATACCGCCTTCGGCCAGATTGCGGGCGATCAACTCAGAGACAGCCGAGGCGGCCTGCACGGCGGCATTGACGCCAGCGGCAGTCTGGGATTGCAGCGCATCCGCATCCATGCCCATAGCTGCGCCCGTCACGCCCGTCTTGGCGCGGATCGACTCGTCGTAGAATTGCAGGGCTGGCAGGGCCGCCGATGCGCCGCCGCCGATGGAAAACTCGCGCAGGGCGTTGATATCCTTGACGCGCACCACACCGCCGATCTCGTTATTCAGCAGGTCGTCCATGTTCACGAGGTTCTGAACGGCCATTACGCGGGGATTGTTGGCCATCGCCAGACCATCCAGAAGACCGCGCAGAAGCGACGTTGCCGCGTCCTGATCTTCAATCACGATCTCGGCCAGTGAACGACCAAAGAAGGTGTGCGGCTCAGGGTCAACCTCGAAGATGGCAAACGGGATGTAGTCGCACAGTTCGTAGTCCAAGATTTCGTAATCGTTGCCAGCGCAGATGAACTTGTAAAGGCGCGGAACGCCCGTGCCTTCAATGTCCATTTTCATATAGGCTTCGGTGAATTGTACCTTCCGCATGGACGGATCGGCAGCGTTTTCATCGTCGTCGGTGTCGTCCCAGCCACGGCGGGCCATTTCTTCTTCGTCGTCAACCGTGCCATCGGCAGCGCCGCCGAGGTTGTAGACAGTCTCGAAGTCAAAGCCCATCGCCACCAGATCGCCAACGCGGGCTTCGCTGGTGTGGCCGCAGACGTAGCAGTCGTCCACGCTGACGGCCATGCGATCCACGAAGAAGTCCTCGGGGGCAACGCTCTGGATTTTGATCTGGCCCTTGGTGGACGTGCGGGCAACGCGCAGATTATAGCTGGCCATGCGCGGCTGGATTTCAATGCCCATCTCGTCAATCACGGCCTCGGCAATGATCGTTTCTTCCTGCGACAGAACTTCGCTTTCCGGGTCATTTTCGATAAAGGCAAGCTGCTCGGGCGTCAGGTCGCTGTATTCGTCAATCTCAACGTGCTGCACCTCGTCGTAGTAAACCTTGGCCACGCCCACCTTTTTGATAAGCGCGTCGTGGAAAACGTCCGACAGGATGCGAAAGCCGTTGTTCCGCTCGAAGACATACTTGGCGTATTTGGTTGCCTGATCGGCACCCATGACGGCTTGCGGGGTGTTCGGGATGAATTCCACCGGCTTGTCGGATTGCAGGAACACACGCATCAGCGCGGGCTTGATGGCCCGGATCGTGTCGCGCACCTTGGTCGCCACAACCCTCGACCGGCCATCCTCAAAGTCAACCGCAGACTTGCCGTCGAAATACTTCTGCGCCTTGATGCGATCTGGCGCGACTTCGGTTTCCACGAAGTCCACGGCCTCGCGCACGGAGCTTGTGATGGTGTTCTGGATTTCGTCGTCCGTCAGGCGTTTCGGCTGCATCTGTGTCTCCGTTATTGTGCGAGAAGGCCGGGCAGGACACCGATCATGCGCTGGTCAACAATTGGTCCGAACTGCCGAAGAAGCTGGTTTTCAAAATACCGCTGTCCGGGGCTGGATGAAAGGAATTGATTGCGTGCGATTGGTGCAACCGTGGTTGCCGTACCAATAGCTGTTGCTGTGAGAGGGTCAAGGCCAATGCCAAACGCACCTAAGCCTGCTGCACCGCCTGTCGGAGCGCCAGACAACACCTGACCGGCAGAAATACGGGGGGATGTACCAGACTGCGGGAGCGGGCTTAAGATGTCAGCAGCCGCTCGAGTGATTGGAGCCAAGTCTCCTTTGCCCTGAACATACCGGCGGCGACCTTGTTGCAGGAGTGCGGTTCGCAAAGCCAGAGGCGAGATGACGCCTTCAATATCTGAGCGTTGCGCCGCGCTTTCGATGGCCAAGAGGTTTCGATATTGATTGCGCGCTTCACCAAGGCGAGCGATGTCTTGAGGGCGGCCAGCCGCAGTCAACGCGCCCTCAATCATGTCATCAATCGCCTCAACGGCTTCGACTGCCGCCTCACGAGTCGCCTGATCTGGGCTTTTGGTCAACTTGGAAATCGTGCTGCGCCAAGTTTTTACGGTATCAGCAGGAATAGGCTTGCGCGACCTAAAGGCATCAACAAGCTGCTTGTTTACGTTTTCGAGAATTTGAGGCGCGGTGTCTTTCGGGGCAAGGTCACGGTAAACCTTCAACGCCGAGCTGAAGTTCATCAAGCCTGAAGGGTCTGGAGCGACATTGACGTTTTTTACAACATCATCAAACACGCCGCCAATGCGGGATGTTGCTTCTTCCAATGCGTCAGCCGTGGCTTTCGTGCCGGAGGGCGAGCCGACACGAGTCATTACAGCAGACGTAAAATCTTTAAGTGCCTTGTCGGCCTTTGCCCGACCGGCAGTCGTGGCTGCCTCGCGATAAAGCTGAGACTCTGCGGCCTGCCCGCCGACAACCTGACCAGCAGTCGGCTGAACACCCTCGCGGCGCAGAAGATCAACAGCGGCTTGACGTGCTGGTGTGATTTGACCAGCAGATGGGCTGATGACAGTTTGTGCGGTTCGGCCAATCGCGCCAAGTGCAGCGGGGGTTGCCAAGGCTGCACCAGCACGAGCAAAAGGCTCAAAAACCGTGCCTTCAGTGGCCTGCCCAGCAGCTTCGCTGGCAACGCCGGGAGCCACGCCGTAACGCAGCATTGCACTTGGACCAGCCAGAGCGCCAGCACCTCCTGCAAACTCGCCAGCCGTAGACACATATTCGCCAAGCAGGCCGGGAGCCACATAGCGGCTTTCAGGGCCTATCACTGGGATGGAAGCAAGCATTTCGCGCGTGTCTGGCAATGCGGCAAGCCCGCGAGACACCATCGACGGTTGCTCCATGCCAAGAGCGTATTCAACTCCAGCCGTCCCCAGTTGGGCAAGGTTTGCCGGGATGGCGGGAACGTCGGCAATGCCGCGTGCAACCGCAGCGCCACCGCCTCGGATCAACTCACCCAGCCGTTCGCCGGGCGTGTCAACAGCGCCGCTGCCGATCACGTTTTCGTAGATCGTCTGGCCCAAAGTGCGCTCAGGCACCATCTGCGCCATAGCCTGCTCGTTGGCGGCTGCGGCTGCTTCTGCCGATCCGGGCCGCATTTCCAGAGTGCCAGCCCTTGCCGCGGCAATGCGGTCACGCATCATCAACTTACTGATAGCCTGACGCATTGTTGACTGATCGGTGCCTTCAGGGAATTCTAGAATGCGACCGTCGGGAAGTTCGATCTCAATCATTCAAATTCTCCTGTTTCTTCATTGAAGCGCAGGCGGGTTGTCGTGCCAGTGGGAGCATTTGTAACTTCTGGCGATGGCGGCGGCGCAACTGCGCCTGATTGAATGCCAATTTTGCGATAATAGTCCTCTTGAGAACCACCAGAAGCAAAGTGCAAGGCTGCTTCCTGAAGGGCATACAGCATTTTTGTTTGCGCTTCCTTCTTGCGATTAAGCCAAACTTTAAGTTGCTCAGGCCCCAAGCCAGACGGAACGGCGGTGTCCATCGCAATACGCATTTCGCCTTCGGAAAGCGCGCCGAAAGTTACAGAACCAATGACATCAAGTCCAAGTCTGTTTTTGGCGTTTTGAAGTTCAGCCGAGGCAACTGTGACGTTTGGCAGCATGTTATAGATAACACCAGACTCAGCGCCCTCATTGATCGCTTGAATAGCAGAGTCCATGTTGCGAATGGACGATGCAACCGCCTCAGACTGCTTAAAGTATTCTTTAGCAGTCTGTGGAGCCAACTTACCTTCTTCCACAGCCGCCGCTGCTGCTCCGCCCAATGCTGCTTGCGATTCAAGTTTTCCAGACTCGCGAGCGCCATATATGGACCGCTCGGTGGCGGCATAGTTTTCTTGGGACTTGCGAACAAACGCAAGAGCCTCTTCCCCAGAAAGCATTTGGCCACCAACAGTGCGAACCTGAATGCTACCATCTTTCATGGTGAGAACAACGCCGCTGAAGTCTCTCAGGATTGAAGACGATTGCACATTAGGGTCTGCATCAGACCCAGATTTCAGCTTTTGAAGTTCAATCTTTTTGATTTCAAGATTGATCCCCTCCATCGGGTCTGGCGGCGTCAAAGCCATCTTTGCGGCACCAACAATGTCGCCGGTCGCCTGAGCGTATTGCAAGGCGCGCTGGGCTTCCGGCGTGTTGAGCGTGGAAAGCCACTCAAGCGTGCGGTTGCGCTCGCCTTCGATCTTGCGATCCTCAATGCCTTGCTGCAACTGCCCAATCATCGCCTGATTGGGGTTCAGCGTCATGCCCTCAAGGCCAATCGCGAGGCGGGCGCGTGCGTCACGACCCTGCGGCCCAAAGAAGCCACCGAGCAAGCCTTGGCGCTGCTGCGCTGGGGCTGGTGCCATTTGCGGCGCAGGCCCCGCCATAGGCCGTTGCTCTGGCCGAATGGAAGATTGAGGCGCTAACGATCTATTTGTCCTGTCAAGGTATTGGTCAATGTCCGCTGGCAGGCCAGTCCGACGTTCAAATCCCTGCGCTCCCAAAAGAAGTTGTTCAAGCGGATTAGCCATTTAGCCCCCCAAAAGCCCGAAGAAACCACCGCGCTGCTTGGCCAGTGCAGCCAAGCGCGGGTCTTTCTTCTGCGTCAGAATATTGAACAGGTTTACGATAGGCGCGGCGTCCGCGTCCTGTGCGATGCCACGGCTGGCAGCCAAGCGAGACAGCACGCCCATGTCCTCAAACGGATCGGCGGGCTGCATCATCGGCTGCATAATCGGCTGCGCGGCTGCCATCGGCGTCCCCGGCCCGAAAGCCGTTGTCGGCCCCGGCATCGGTGAGCCGCCCACGCCAAGCGCGCGATTGAACTTGTCAACGTAGACGTTGCCAGTGGTGCCGAGAATGTCACTGCGGTTTCCGCCTTCAGACAAAGGCTGCCCAGTGAACCAAGCAGAGGCCGCATCCTGCGGGTTGCCATACTTCTGGACATACGACCCAAACTCGCCAGCGAAAACTTTGTCCTGCGCCTCCGGGCTGGAAAGAAATTCTTCAGGCGTCATGCGGCGGCCAAGGTATTTTTCAGTCCACGGGCCGATGTTGAAGTCCATGACCTGATAGCGGCCATAAGCCCTGTTGCCCTTCTTTGTGACCGGGCCAAGCGCAGCATAGTCGCCGCTTCCGGCGCTTTCGATGCTCGCAATCGCGTTGGCGTAGTCCATCACGCTCATTACAGCGCCCCCAGACCCAGCGACAGATAGTTAAACAGGCCCGGACGCTGGCTCTGCGTTTGCGTTTGCTGCCCCATATTGGCCGCACCGAGAGCCGCCAGAGGTGCCGACAGCGAAGCCATAGGCGCGCCCGTAAACCCGCCGTACTGCGCGCGTGCGGCGTCAATCAGGGCCTGATTGATGGCCTGCTGCATCGTGCCGAACTGCTGCTGTTGCTGCGTGATGCTTTGGCCCATGTTGAGGCCCTGCTGCGCCAAGGCTCCAAACTGGCCAGACGCCGCAAGTTGCTGCCGACGCTGATCTTGAGCCGCCCGAAGCGCGCTTTCAAATCCTTGGGCACGAAGCTGGGCTGCAAGCTGGCCACCCTGCTGTGCGAAGGCGCGATTGGTTTCAGCCTCGGCGATGCCCTGACGCGATCCGCCGAAAGCGCGGGCAGCCGAAGCCTGCGCGCCAAGCTGGTTTTGCTGCATCAGGCGCTGACGCTCCAGATCGGCCATCGACGTGTCGATAACCTGCTGTGTGTAGGGGTTTTGAAACGCCGGGATGTCCGGCATTTCCCCAGAAGCGGCAGTGCCCATGAGCGACCCAGTATAGGCCCCAGATGCTTGCTGGAACACGTTCGGCGGAACTGCGGGTTGCACGCCTGTCGGGTTTGATGCACCTGCCATGATTATCTCCGTCCCTTATTGCTGCCGCCAGACGACCCGCCGCCGCTTGACGATGGCCCCGACTTCCCGCCCTTGCCTTCTCCGGCTTCGCGCTGGGACTTACTTGCTGCCGCTCTATTCGCGGCGCTCTCCGCGGCACGATCTCTCTCTTTTGCGGCTGCTGTCGTAGACTTGCTTGGCGTAGACTTGCTTGGCGTAGCTGTTGCGGCCCGCGATCCGAGCGGATCAACGCCGACCAGATTTAGCACCCCTGAAAGCGGGCCGCCCGAAAATGTCGTGCCGCTGCGTCCCGGCCCACCGCCGTCAAACATATCTCGGACGCTGGTAAAGCCGCCAGAAGATGGTGCGGATATGCTTGGACGGTCACCAGCGTCCCTGCCGCGGTCGCCGTCGCCGGGCGCGGTTGGTGCTACAGGGGCCACAGGGGCCACAGGGGCAACGGGGGCCGCAGGCATAACAGGTAATTCCGGGGTTCCAAAACTCAAAGGCGGCGCGCCGGTGATTGGGTCAACAAACAGCCCCGTAATGGCGTCGTATTGGCCCGGCCTGCGCGTCTCAAGTTCCCTGACAGCTTGGTCGTAAAGGCCGCCAGACGAGTAAGCCCGAAGGCCCCCGTCAAAGGTTTGCGCTGTCGGCATCCCCATGTTGACATCAACAGTCGGAAGCCCAAAAGCAGAAGCAGCCGCGTTAATCCCTTGGCCCGAAGCTAACTGGAAGGGCGTCATCGCAGCAACGTCTGGACCATAATAGGGAGCGTATCCAAGGCCCGCCACGGTTTCGGCGCGGCCGATGTTTCTCATCGCCGCCTCTTCAAGCCATGCAGGGATTTTGACTTCCGTAGTGGTCTTGCCACCTTTGCCGCCGCCGCTCATTCAAAGTTCCTTTCCAACACCGTCATGACGGGTTTGTATCCGTGCCTCGCAAGAACCCGCTCCCATCCGCGTCGTCCGGCGATTGTCATTGATGTGCAGCCCTGTGTCTTTCCCCAAGCCACGGCGGAATCAATCATGTTGACGATTGTTTCCATCTCACCACCGGCTAAAAAAACGTGCAGGACACTTTTCTTAGGATATAACACGATTTCGGTAACAGCGCACCCCTTTTCAGCAGGCCACAACTGCATGCGCCCGCTCAAAATGCCGTCAGCCACATCTTGGAAATCATGCGAACCGCCGCTGTATTCCAGCGCGTCTTCGATCCACTTGCGGCAATGTTCTAAGATCGTCATGCCTGCACCCGACTGATGACCAGCGTCACCGACGGCGAGGCTGGCGCGTAGGCCGTGGCAGCGTGGGCCTCCAATATGCCGCTGGTGCTATCCGTGGCCCACATCACATTCAGCACGTCATTGGCGTTGACGCTAAAAATCGATGTCCGCGAAACCACGATGGTCGCGCCGTTGTTGTGCAGGCTGGCAACAATCGTGCTGCCCGTCACATTCGTGCCGTTCAGCCTCGGCCAAAAGCGGAACTCCACTGTGCTGGACGTGGAACTCGCAATCTGCGCCGTGAAGGCCATCTTATACAAGCCACCCTCAACAAACGTGATTTCGGTCAGGGGCGATCCAGTAAGCGTGATGCCCTCGGTGATGATGTCATCCAAGGCAATCTTATAAGCCGTGTCAGCAGCCGCAGCCGTGATGTTAGCATCTTGGCCAAGCACAGCATAGCCGTCCGCCAGCACGATCTGCCGCCACTCGTTGTTCTTCGAGACGACCGGATAGCCGTTCACGTCGTCCCATAGCAAAACGCCGTTTGAGGTAGGAGTTGCCCCGTCAACCTTAAAGCTAAGGTTATCCCAGAACCGCGCAAGAAAGCGGCGAAGTTCCTCGCCCCATCCGCGCAAATCCTGCCCGATGACCGGGATGCCGAACCTCATCGGCGGCCCCCAGCCTCAACCTCAAGCCGCGGAATGCCCCACCGCCAATCAGTAAAGCGCGCGCCGACAACGCGCATGACCATCTGACGACCGCTAAACCGCACGCTGGTTGGGTTTGACATTGAATAAGGCCCAAACGACCGTTCGGTGTCATTCGGATAGAACCGGGTTTTGAATGTTGTCGTCACGTCGCCCTGCGTTTTCTCGTCAGGGATCAACTCCTTGGCCATCGCCGTTTGATCGCCGACGCCGATCTGCACTGGGCCGCTTTCAACGTAAACCTCGGCACCCTCATAGTTCCAACCTGTTTCGTGCGCGTAGATCGGCCCGGTCGGCGCGATCAGGATCGGGTTGCGGAACACGCCAGCATCGACGCCGCATGTGCGGGCCATCGCCCCGATAGTCCAATACCCTTCGGCGTAGTTGTAGGCTACATATCTGTCGTTTTCGCTCGACGTGGCGGATGGGTAGAACCACCAAACCTCGTTTTGCAGGCCATTCGCCGCGCAGGCGACCTTAGAGATTTGCGCGACGTTCAGGTCACTGAAAACGTAATCCGACACCTCGGACGGCAAGGGCTGCACGCCGCCGCCGGTGAACGAATAAAACCCGTCGCGGCTCATCCAGAACACGCCAGCATCAACGGCTGTCGCGCAGTTGCGTGAGGCAGCGCCGCAAGACGATCCAACACGCTCAAAGCCGTAGACGAAGGGCGGCCCTTGGTATGATGCAGTGTGCGCGTCCACATCCGTCAGGATCAAAGCCTGCCCCCGCGTGCGAAGCGCCAGCATGATTTGGCCGTTGGTCTGCAACTCTAGATCGCCCGCTTCGTTCGTCGCGGCAGGGGTCCAAAGAGTATTGTCTTCACGGTCGCACCACTGAACCTTGCGGGGGTTTCCGCCAGCGCCGAGGGCGAATAGAAAACGCTCCTCGGTGACAAGGATGCCGCTGTTGCCTGTTGGCGCGTTGGTCACAATGGCAGCGTCATTGGCCGTGTTCAGCGTCCATTGGTAGATTTTGCCGTCTGCATTGGAACAGGCAACAAGGTATTCTCCGAAGTTGTCCAGCGACCAAGTCGTCGCCGGGATCGGTGTCTCGCCTTCTGGCCGCTCCGTGCCGTAAAAGCTGACACCATAAAGCCCGCCGCCGTACCCGTCGTTTGAGTCCGCGCTGACAATGCCAGCCGTCAGACCTGCTGGCGTGATGTCGGTAACAATGTTGCCAGCGCTCATGACTTTCAGCGCGTTGTGCGTGCCGAATGCCAGCCATCGCGCGCCGTTGTTGGCGCGCCATGAGACAGCGCCGCGGGCCACGCCTGTAGCCGTTGCAGTACCGCGCTGAACCCAGCCGCCGACGGGCTGCAAGACGCCGTCTTTCCAGCGAACGAGCGAGCCGTCAAACCAGCGACCCGTGCTTTCTAGGGCAGTCCCCTTGCGAGAAATGCCCGGCGGTATTTGAAGCGGGACAAGCGGCATGTGCGCTCCTTACGGCTTGGCGGGCCAGTTCACGCTGTGCGGGAAGCCCGCTTGCGCGGTTATATCACGAAGCGCCTGCCGATAGGTAGCCATCTCTGCGCTCATGGTCACGTCGGACAAAGCCATCCAATCGGTCGCGGCGAGCAGGCTGTCACGCTGTGAGCGAGCAGCCTTGGCGGCCTCTGCATCAAGGCCAGACTGATACGCAGCTTCCTGTTCAGCCTTCGTGTGAAGTACGCCTTCCTCGTCGGTGTAGTCCGAGAACATGTCAACGACAGACCAAGCCTGCACCCAGTTTCCATTGGCATCTTGAGTTACACCATTGCGGGCTGCGTTCTGGTACTGGCCAACGTCAGGCTTAGGGGTTTCAAAGACGGCTTCAATGTTGAGTGCATCAAGGACGTTCTGGTTCCAAGTGCGAGGCAGTGAGACGTTAGGGTTGGCCGACCGCCACTCCCCTTGGGTCTTCACCTCGCCCGTGGCCTTGTGTCTGTATTCGCCCATGAGATTGATCCTTTCAGATGGGGGTGATTATGCGATGGCAAAAAAGATGTAGGTCGCAGTGTTTACGTTTACGTTGGTCGCCGCCACTTGGTTCACGATGAAGCCAGTGCTGTCTGGGTCAATTGTGTCGTTGCTTGTGACTTCCGCAGCCGTTGTGTTCAGGCTCAGGTGCGGATCGTTGCCAGTGACAATACCCCGTGCCGTATCCCAGACATACCAATCGCCTGTGCTGTCGGTGCGCTTGATGAGAATGAACCGTGCGCCTGACGTAAACCCGCAGTTGATCGTTTGGCTGGAGCCATTGCCTGTGTAAGAGCCGACTTTGGAGATGCCGGGGAGAGAGGCGAATAGGTAGGCGATATTTGTCGTCCCACCTGAGTTATTCAAGAAAGAGTTGAACGTGGTGGAGGTGTCGGCATTTCCTGAAAGCGAAACAAATCCATCTGTGGAGTCCACCCTAAGGATTTGATTCTGTGAAATCAGACCAGCCCTTGACCACCAACCACCAGTCCCCCCTGTTCTAATCTTAGTGATGACCAGTTCAGGGACGACCCCAAGATTGTGGTTGATCTGTCTGTTGCTAGTCCCATCCCCAGTATACGCCACCACATCGAAGAACCCCGGTGCGCGGCGGAAGTTCCAAGTCAAGACGTTTGTAGTTGTAGAGCCTGTTCCCGGTTGGTAGCCAACGTTTGAAGTAAAATCTACTGCATCCGCTGCTATTTCAGCGTCAGTGTTCACGCTTTGAAGCCTTTTTTCCGCTGTTAATCTGGCGTGAAAATAATTTCCGGGACCGGTCCTTGCATTAAAAATTGACAAGTCCACAGGAAAACCTGTGTAATAGTTGACGCCGCCAACACTGCTATTCCGTGTGACAGGCGCAAACACCTCCGTCCCCACAGTCGGTTCCCGCATCGGGCCACGGCGGATGGCGATGTAGATGTAGGTACCACCGTTAGTGTTCACCTCACCATTTGTAGACGTAACTTGGAAGCCCGTGGCTGTTGGGTTGGTGTAGTTAACATCTTGCTCTGCAATGTTCGTTGCCGGACCAAGCCATTTGTCTCCTGTTCCTACAGGCCAGCCGCGCATGTTATCAAAAATGCCCCAGTTTTCGGCGGCTGTCGCACTTTTCCACAAAACCCACTGCGGTTCCCACCCAAGGTTAATCACAGGCCCAGTTGTGCTGCCATTCCCCGTATAACTCCCACACGCAATCAACCCATCCGAGCCATCACCAGACGGGCCGAGGGGATCGTGGGCGAAGAGGTAGGCGACGTAGGTGCCACCAGAGGCGTTGACAGTGGTCGCCGTTCCCAATGAGAACACAGTGCTTGTTGGCAGCGTATCATTCCAGCGAGTGTTGTCGTCTACCGTTGCAGCCGTAGAATTCAGCACAAGGTAATCTGTCTCGGGTGCAACGGTGTTGCCACGGTGGTAGACCTGCCAATCAGCAGAAGCATCCGTGCGCTTGATGATAATGCAGCCGGGAACGACACCAAGATTGTGGGCGATAGTGCGGTTCGATCCTGTCCCCGTATAAGTCACCACATCAAAAAAGCGTGGGGCTTTGCGGAAGGTCCATGAGGCGTAGGTTGCAGAACTGGTGTTGGTGTTGGAATCTGCACCAAGGGAAAAACCATCTGCGTTGAATGCAGTTAGAGTATCCGCATCAGTAGCTTCTGCCGCCGTAGAGTTAGAAATAAGCTCTTTGGTCGCGCCGCGAATGGTGTCAAACAACTGATGGGCTGTGGATGCACTACGGGATTTAATCCACGTCAGCCCACCCTCACCAGCAAGGTCAATATCGTTGGTGATCGTCTGCGTGGAGCCGTTGCCAGTGTAGAGGTACGTTGAGAACACGTCCTCAATGGCCAGAGATTCAGCCGCAGCCGTTGCCCCCAGAAGCTTGGCCTTCAACATTATGCGTCTCCTACGCGAGCGCCGTAAACCTGACCGCCGACTTCAAACAGTACGATGACCGTGTAGCCCGTCGTGTTCAGCGTGGGCGCGACACCGCCGTCCGTCTTCCACACAACGCCAGAGCCGCCGAAGGTCGCGTCAGTCCACGTCAGCGTGTAAGCCGTGCCGTCATCAACCATCAGCGTGACGGCCTCGCCGTTGGCGAAGTTGGTGGCCTTGGGCGTGCGGTTGGCACCCAGCGTGATAAGCTGGATTGAGCCATTACCGGGGTCGATCTCAAAGGCCGCGCCATCGGTGATCGTGAAGATGTCCTCAAGGATGGTGCCGATGATCGCCGGATCGGTCAGCGTCTTGTTCGTCAGGGTCTGCGTGCCGGTCAGCGTCGCCCGAGCAGCAAGCAGCGTGTCAAGGCTGTCAAGGTTCGTGTTGATCTTGGTGCCCCAAGTGTCCTCGGACGCGCCGACCTCGGGCTTCACAAGTGCAAAGTTTGTTGTCGTTGTGTCTGCCATTTTGAGCGGCCCTTATGCTGCTTTGGTCCAGATTTCGCTTGTATCAGGCTGCGGCGTCCATGTTTCCGCCGTATCCTGCACAGGCTCCCACTTCTTAATAGATGCTGCCGACACTATACACGAAATTGCAGCAAGCGCACTACCTAAGCGCACGCGCTGCAAAGACGCGCTGGAAGTGACAGCGCATGCCGATGAAACAGACACGTTCACCGAGAAAACCGTCGAGACGGACGTTGTAAAGGCCGCCGTTGCCGTGGCAGAAATATTGCGTTCCCGATCCGCATCAAGCGAAACTGTAGCCGCCGACGACACCGGGGCCTCAACCTCGCGCAACCGCTGTGCGCTTACAGACGCGGATGCCGTGATTGTGATGGCGGCCCCGTCGAACCCATAGGCATTCGCGCCATATGCGCCACGACCGAAGCCTGTACGGTACTCGACCACGGCGGCATCAATCACCCGATCTGCGGAGGCTGTTGTTGCAGACGCAACAGAGGCAACCGCGCTGGCCGAGCGCAAGACCTGCATTGAAACCGTTGCCGCCGAGGTTGCGGATGCAGCGGCTGATACATCAAACCGCTTGCCTGCCAGCACAGAAGCGGTAACAGCGACCGAAGCCGACGCCGAAGCGTCTTTGACTTCGCCGCTGAGGCCATACGAGTCTAAGCCGTATGTGCCTGTACCGAATGCTGTACGGTAGACCGCCACCTATCCAGCCTCAGTCGAGGTTGATGTCAAGATCGCCCGTCGGCACGCGCAGAACGTCCCCGGTGTCGATCACCTTAGAGGCGGTCAGCGAGGCGTAGGCGATCATGTTGCCAGATGTTGAGGCGTCGAACACAGCCGCGTGCGTGATGGTGCCCCAGTTACCCGATGCAGTCGGGAATTCAATGGCAGCATTGTTCGAGGCGTTGTTGCCGCTCACGGTGAACGTGATGGCCTGACGCGCATAGCCGCTGCCCGACAACTCGGTGCCGCCGCCAGCTTCGCCCGGTGCAGCCGTGAATAGGCCGAGATACCAAGCGGTCGGACGCGCCGGTGACGGCGAGGATGCCGTCAGGAGGTACGTCAGGACGCTGGTTTCGAAAGAGTTGGTCAGTGACATCAGAAACTCCTGATTTTCATACGCAGGCCGGTTCCGCTGTGCCGCGCGTCGTTGGAAGAGTCGTTCAGGTTATCAATCGCGGATTGATACAGGGCTGCCCAGATTTGGATGCGGGCGTCGTCTTTGAGATACGGGGCCGAATGGATCAGCGCCCCGTAGAGGTAGGCGTCCGGCGCGTTGGTCAGGAGCCAGTTGGTCGTGGCCGAGTCCGACAGCGCAGGTATCTTGCCGAAGTATAGCAGTTCGCCCGTGTAAAGGCCATCAGGAACCGGGTACAGTTCAAACTGCGCCCCGGTCATCGCGTAGTAATACGGGCGGCCCGTGACGTTGCTGTCGCCTTCCTTGCGGTCGATCAGTTCCGCTTGGCTGATGAGTTCCAGCCGCGAGGTTTCGCCGGTGGTCAGATAGAAGCGGATCGTCTCGACCCAATCGGCGGGGATGGCGCTGAATTGCGTGTCAAGCTGGGCGGTCGCACGGGCTTCCATGCGCCAGTGACGCAGCTTGCGCTGCATGTCGGCCTCGGCCAGCGCGATGAACGTGGGGATGACAGACGTGAGATCGTCGCGGTTCAGAAAGTCCGCGACGGCTGTCTTTAGCGTGGCATAGGTCGTGATGGTCATTTCTTCTTCGCCTCGTTGCGGGCCGAAATGGCCTTGGCTTTTGCCTTAGCGTCCGCCTTGCTGCTTGCGCCCCATGCGTTGAGTGATAGCAGAAGTCGCGTGGGTTTTCCATCCTCGTCACGCTCGGGGCCGGGCATACCGCCCATCCGAGCCAAGAAGGACGCCCGGCGCGGGTTGTCGCCCGCCTTTACCGGGGCCTTCAGGTTCATTCCCTCGGCCTTGGCAG